GGTTCAACTATTCTAGTAATAGACGCTATAGGATTATCAAAATTGTTACGACGATCTTGTAAGTCATTCAAATAACCAGCTAAATAGTGTTTTTTAGAAAAAGTTTCATCAACATAATCTTTCCAATAATTAGCGTCATGTCTTATTTTATATATATCTATTTTTGTATCTTTTGTGTATTTTTGATCAGTAGACGGGTGTCTACCATTACTTTTTTTAATTTCAGTCAAAGTATCAAAATCAGAAACCTCCAATCGTCTACTAAATTGCAAAATTTCCATCTCTGGTATAACATAGTCATCAAAATATTTAGAAACAGTTGAGTATGACTCGTAACTTTTACCAGTATTCGTATTAAAAAAAATATTATCCATCCATATTTTAAATATCTCACTAGCAGAAATCCACTCTACCTCACCATCCACACCTTGTATATACATATCATAAAAAGTAATATCTAAATCAGAATAATTGTATTTTTTTGCAAAATGCCAATTACGATTTAATATATTTTTATCGGCACTATCGATTGCAAGATCAAATCCAGACCCAACATCTTTAGTTATTAATGGTAATCTTTCTTCTAAATATTTAATAGTTTCCTTTTTATATCCTTGTATTTTACCATTCTTTTTTATAGGATTATATGCTAAATGTTTATCAGACCCATCTATTTTACTTCCAGAACTATGTCCAAATATATTTCCAGGGAACTTGAAACGTACTTCAAAATCAGAATTCATAGGTACCCGTGAAATCGCCTTTTTAACTTCACTAATTATTTCGGAATTAAGGTTACCTAACCTAATTGTGTCTTTATTTTGACCTGTATATCCACTCATTATATCACCATTTTAACATTTGTATTTTTGCAGTTGATCGATAATAAGTATTATCAATAATGATATTTAGTAATTTTTGTTTATCTATTCCATTTTTTATATATTCATTAATATCCTTACCAATATTTCTTATAGATTTTGGAAGTAAACATATTCCTATTTTAGAATTTCTATCAGAGATACTCATATCAACTGCTTCCTTGACTTTTTTTCGTATTTCATTATTATATGGCTCGTTATCAAAAACAAACACAATTTCTTTACTTTTTATTTTTTTCAATTCATTAAGGGTTTGTTTAAATCCACTCCCATTTAGAGACACAGCATTAGGTAAAAATAAAGAATCAAAATACCCCTCTGTTACATATACTCTTTCAGATGGTTGTATTTTTTCAATATTACCAACCATAACATCATCTGTTATTTTTATTGTTAAATATCTTAGTTTTGATTTAGGATTTAGACTTCTCCCTTGAATCCCAACTATTTCATTTGCTCTATTTTTAATAAACCAAAAAACTCTGGGGTCAGTTTCATATATATTACGAACTTCTTCCTGTGTTATTGTTTTAATTAACACTTTTAATGGTTCATAAAGATTAGAATAAAAATTCTCTATATAGAATAAATTTTTAAGCTTATTTCTAGGTACCTGTCTATCATATAAATAATCTCTAACAATATCTACTTTTATTTTTGGGATATTTTTAATTAAACCGCTTTTAATCTTATCATTTAAAAATTTTTTAACAACAATATCCCCTACTTTTTCAACATGGTCTTTTTTTTCAAATTTAAAAGTATTTTTATGAATTCTTCCACTTTTAAATTTATCAAAAATATATTCTCTATATAGGATTGGTTCATACAATTTCAAATAATATTCAAAACTATAACTAACATTACAATTAAAACATTTATATCTATATCCTTTATTATTCTTAGTATCCCAATAGAAAAATCCACGTTTTTTATTAGGGTCTTTTTTAGAATCTCCACATACTGGACATCTAAAATTAAAAGTATCACCATTAACCTCTAATCCAGGCAATCCTAACTGTTTAATTATTAATTGCATATCAGTTTTACTCAAAGCCATTTTAAACCTCTTATTTTATCAATTAATAAATAATAGCATATTTTTCACCTATAGTCAAGTTTATTTATTAGATTTCAACATTTAAATCAATTTCGATATCATCATACTTAAATCCCTGCTGGGAATATATATCTTTTTTATAATCCAACCATGTATATATTGTATTTGGACCCCTACCTGTAGGTATTTTATCAGTCAAGTCAATGATTGTTGCATATTTCTTACCCTTAGACAATCTAATAGACCTACCTATAGATTGTAATGTTAATATTTCACTTTTCTGTGTAGTTGCAAATAAGACGGTATCAACATTTGGAATATTTATGCCCGTACCTAAAATATCTATATTAGCAATAATTACCCCACCATTTTTACTAACATATTCTAAAATTTGACTCCTTATTTTTGGTTTTATTTTACCATGTATATAGAATATTTCATTTTCATCGATACCTTTATTTTCAACAATATCGCTATATAAATCCTCAATATATTGTACTCTGTTACTCAATACTAATAGTGTAGATTTACTAATTGTTCTTTTATCCCAAAGGTCTATAATCATTTTTTCAACCATAATCATTCTTTCAGAATTTTCTATTACTAATTTATATTCTGAATGAAAATCATCAACAGCGAACGACTTTTTTCCACTAGTTTTCTTCTTTTTCCACTTTATAATAATATTCCTTATATAAAAATCACATAAAAAGCCCGAATCTATTAGTTTTTTAGTAGAAGTAGTATTAAATACATCCCCAAAATTACTCATAATTGTTGTTTTGTTAAATTTATCCTTTTGTATTGTACCCGTGGTAGCAAGTCTCCATCTAGCATTGACACAATTTTCAGATATATATAACATTTGTTTAGATTTTGCTTTATGACACTCATCAATAATTAAACCCGAAAATTGTTCAAAAAATTCTATATCATTTTTATATAGTGATTGCCATGTTGAAATTATTATTGGATTATCAAAATTTTTAACCTGTCCAGAATATATTCTAGTTATATATTTAATATTGAAACCATATTCACTAAAATCATTAGCCATTTGTTCAACAAGACTAACATTAGGTACCACTAGTAATATCTTTTCACCATCAGTAAAATCATGTTGAAGTATCCAAGAAATATATGTGTATATTATTAATGATTTACCAGAACCAGTAGGTGATTCTAATACCCCCCTAGACCTTCTAAGTGCCTCTCTAGTAGCATTATATTGATAATCCCTATTTGATATTTTCTTTTCACGTTTTGATTCAAATTTATCCAACCAATTATCAAAATTACTAAGATCAACATCGAGTGAACCAAACTCATCATCAACAATTCTAAATTCAATATCATTATACACCATATATTTATAATATAGGTGCATTAGACCTATAGGTGCAATCAATGTATCCATATCTGAATTAAAATATTTCACAAATTTAATAATACCATCCCATTGACCATTCTTATATGTTGGCATAAAGAATTTATTAGGATGTTCTAATCTAAACTGCATATAAAACTGTTGTAATAATCCATCATCAGCAATATCATCAACTGTTATGAAAAAAATCACTTCATCTACTTTTTTAAAAACTAACATTATAATTCCCATATGTTTATAATTATATAAACATATTTAGTATAAATTAATTTTTAAAATTCTCCACCGGTATATTTCAACCACCCCATCACTTCATAAATCACTCTACAACTATCTTTAAGTTCATTAAACATTCCTTCAAAATATTTTATTTGTATTTTACAAATTTCATAAGTACTATTTACATTTAACACATCTTCATCCGATTCTATAACACTCTTTAGTCTAGTAGCATTATATGTAATAGGGTGTCGCTCTTCATAATATGATAGTCTAGTACCCTTTATTGTCTTTTTTAGACGATTTGCTTCATTTAATACATAATTTAATCGATATAAAATACATATAACTTCTCTTCTAATTTTCATAATTTTATCTAGTCTTTTTTTAAAATTACTTTTATTCGAAATATCATTCAACACGTCCTCAAAAACCTTTTCAATACCTTTAGGTACATCATAAGTATTTTCCCACACAATTCCAAAAAATTCCATACTAACCTCTATTTTTTACGATTAACATGATATATCATTGATAAACTATCTTTCATTTCACCCAAAATATTTTCAAAATATTTTATTTTTAATTTTATATTATTTATTTCAACCTCATCATCACCAGCTTCTAATAAATATAAATTTAATTCACTTAGAATATCTATAACTTTTGAACGATAATTAATAATGTGATCTTTTTTTTCTGAATGAAAATTTAATATTGAAATATTACTTAATAATTTATCAAAACCATTAATTAAATTAATAGGTATATTTTGATTATCTTGCCATTTAATCCCTAAATATTTCATTTAAATCCCTATTATGAAAAACGGTACACATATTTAAACATGTACCGTTAAATTTATTTAATATTAATCATCCAAGTTAAAATAATCATCTATTTTTTTCTTTCCACTTTCACTTCGTCTGGATGGTTTTATTTCTTGTTTAGGTGGTTCATTTTCCTCTGTATCAACAGTTGTTTTTGGAGTAGAAGATTTAACACGACTATATGTTTTAACGGCTTCCTCTTCTGTTTTTTCATATGAAGAATCTATAGCTTTATCATCAATACCAGTCTTCTTCAAAAATTTAAACCACATATTTTTCAATTTTTCATATTCAATATATGATTTAGTAGTAACTATTTCACCAAGGTCATAAATATTATCAAAAATATAATCATCATCAATACCTAATTTTTCCAAGTCATCATCGATATTTGACGGTGCCATAAATTTACTTTTAGACCATGTAGGAAATTGACCTTCTTTTTTTACCAAAATTCTAAAATTGGCACCAGTATCCAAAGAGTAAAAATATAATGGTTCTAAATTCATTTCTGGGTCTGGTTGTAATGTATCTTTGAGAATATCGAATACTTGTGGACCATAATCAAATAAAAACACTTTACCTTCATTTTCAGGATTAGCTTTATCTTGAATAACTAATATATTACTAATAAACCCCTTTTTTCTATAAGTTGCGTTTCCTTTTACAATATCTTCATCTTGATTATCATTCCAGTCACAAACGGGACATTCCTCACCTATTGATTTTGCACAATTATGAATAAAAAAGTTTTTACCACTTCTAACATAATGTTTAAAACTTTTCTTCCATGGTAAGTTTTGGTCATCCGCGTTTGGTAAAAACCTAATTACTGCACTTCCAGTACCATTTTTATCTCTAGTTGGCATCCAGAATCTTTCATCCTTTTGATAATTTCCTTTTTCCTCGAAGGATTTGGTAATTAATGAACCGTGTTGCTTTGCATAATCTCTTCTTCTGTTTCTTCTTTCATTTGACATTGATGTCTCCCTTTTTTAAATCTAAATAAAACATTTACTTCCATAAGTCATATTATATTATCACATATAAAATCACTTTTACCAACTTATTTTTAAAAAATATATATTTTTTCTCACGCGCGCGTTAATAATGGTACCGCGCACGCTATATAATTATATATTATATTATTATATGTTATTATAAAAAGAAATACAAAGAAAAGAAATACAAAGAAAAGAAATATAAAGAAAAGAAATATAAAGAAAAATTTATATAAATAATTTACATAAATTGCGGGCTCCGCCCGCCTACTTTTTAATTAAGATATGATCGAACGTAGTGAGATCTATCTTAACTAAAAAGTATAGATAATTACATATATCTATAATTACATATATCTATAATTACATATACTTATAATTATATTTACTTACATATATTTATAATTATATATATAATATAGCGTGCGCGTACACGCGTGCGTAGATATGTGTACATGTGTATGTAAAAAATCGTTACATAAATCATTTCTAAACAAATTTTAACCAATTGAATAGTAAACCATAGGGTACATATAATATATTTAACCACAGTCAATATTAGAACGATTAGGATACATGTTTACATAGGTACATGTTTACATATTCACATAGGTACATGTTTACATATTCACATAGGTACATTGGTACATATTTACATAGGTACATTGGTACATATTTACATAGGTACA